TTTATTGCATGACGCGCCAAACTCCGAAATGACGGCCATGCAATTCCGTGAGACGCTTCAAGCCCATATTCTGCTTTGGGGGAATGCCTACGCTCAAATTGTATGGAACTTGCGCGGAGAGCCCATGGCCATATGGCCGCTGAGGCCGGACAGGATGGAAGTAAAGCGTAATGAGGCAAAAGAACTTGTCTATGAATATCAGGTTGATGGTGGGGCGAAATTTATATTTCCGAAAGAAGATATTCTTCATATCCCGGGAATCGGATTCAATGGCCTTGTGGGATATAGCCCGGTCAAATATGCCTGTAACGCAATAGGCATGGGACTGGCCGCGGAGGAGTATGGGGCACGCTTCTTCCAGAATGATGCTATGCCCGCAATCGCACTTAAGCATCCGGAGACATTAGGTGAAGAGGCGGCGGAAAATCTGAAAAAGAGATGGAATGAGGCATATAGCGGCCTAAATAATAAACATCGGGCTGCCGTACTTGAAGAAGGAATGGACGTTATTAAGCTGGGGATCGAGGCCGAAAAGGCGCAGCTTCTTGAATCACGGAAATTCCAGGTTACCGATATTGCCCGAATTTATCGCGTTCCGCCGCACATGATTATGGACTTGGAGCGTGCCACGTTTTCCAATATCGAGCACCAGGGTATTGACTTTGTTACTCACACGATCATGCCCTGGGCAATCAGGTGGGAACAGCAAATCAACCTGAAATTGCTTGGCGGTAAATTCTTTGCGCAGCATTTAATGGACGGACTGCTCCGTGGTGACATTGAATCGCGGTACAAGGCATATGCTGTGGGAATTTTAAATGGATGGCTCTGCCCGAACGACGTAAGGAGCCTCGAAAACATGAATCCTATCGACAACGGCAATGAATACATTAGGCCGATGAACATGGTCCCGCTCGGGGCCGAAACCGAAGAAGGGCAACTCACAGATGAGGAAGTACAACAGGCGGCGCGGACCCTTCGTAAATTGCGGCTTATAAAGGGTATGGAAAAATGACAAAAACCAAACTCGAAGGATGGACCGAAGAAGAATACAAGCAATGGGCGGAGAAACATCCGGAAGAAGCCGAAATATACAATCGAAACCGCGTATTTTGCGATCAAGTTCGCATGAATTTCGACTCCGGGAGTCCTAAAATCACTGGATACGCAGCAGTTTTTAACAGCGAAACCGAATTATGGCCGGGATTCAGAGAGCAAGTGGCACCCGGAGCCTTCACCAAGACGATCAAGCAGGACGATATACGCGCTCTCGTGGATCACGAGCCAAGTAAAATTCTTGGACGCAACACCGCCGGTACGCTCACGCTGTGGGAAGACACCAAAGGACTCGGCTATGAAGTCCTCAGCGGCGGTGATCGCACCTATGAGAACGATTTGGTTAAGTCGATCAAGCGCGGAGACGTTAACCAATCAAGTTTTGGTTTCAACATCGTTGAACAGAGCCTTAAGTATGACAAGCAGAACGACATTGTGCATAGGACATTGACTGAGGTCAGACTGTTTGACGTATCGCCAGTAACTTTTCCAGCCTACTCCTCAACCGAAGTGAATGTACGCATGAATAGGAATGAAAACAGTTCGGTGAGGGATGAGGTAATCGAAGTAACCAGCACCGAGCCGGCCGTACAACCGGCCTCGGATGAGGAGCTTTTCAAAGAGTGCGACGAGATCCTTAAGCGGGCTCTTCGCACATAGGCTACAACGAATTCATATTTCTAAAAGCCGCCAGCAGTTCGGGCGGCTTTTTTATTGGAGAAAACGAAATGAAAGGTGATCGAGTCGTAGAGCTGACAAGAAAGCTCACTGAGTTGTCCACTGAAAAGGACGCGATCAAAAAGAAGATCGAAGACGAACAGCGGGCAATGACGCCAGAAGAAAAAAAGCGGATGGGTGAGTTGCTTACCGGCATTCGCAATTACTCCGAAGAGCTTTCGCTCGAACAGGAAGAACTCGCCGTAGAAGACACGCTTAACCAGGCGCGTACCGTAGCCATAAAGCCCAATCCGCAACCGACCGAAGACGAAGTGCAGCGCAAATATCCGGGACTGCCACCGAAGGAAAAACGCTTCGGAAACCTTGGCGAGATGGTGGCTGCCGTGATTAAAGCGGAACCTCGCTTTGATGGCCGGGTTGATCCCAAATTGGTCCGTGCTGCGACAGGCATGGGCGAGAATTCGCCGGCAGATGGAGGATTTCTCGTTCAGGCGGATCAGAGCTCCAGGCTAATCGAGCCGCTGTTTGCCGTCGGTGGCGATGCCATTCTTTCCCGCCTAAATACCACCAATGTAAGCGGAAACGGGATGGCATTTAACGCTATTGCGGAAACAACCCGCGCTACCTCCAACTGGGGCGGGATAGCAATGTACTGGCTTGGAGAGGGCAACCAGAAATCCGCTACATCTCCGAAACTTCGCAGGGTTGAGTTGAAGCTGAAGAAAATCGCCGGCATGTGTTACCTAACCGACGAACTGATGGAAGACGCACCCGCGCTTTCGTCCCGTTTGGAAAACGGCTTCAGGATTGCCCTGCGTAATTCTCTCGTGGACGCGATTCTGAGGGGAACTGGCGCGGGTATGCCCCTTGGATTGCTCAATTCCACAGCGATCATCTCCATCACGGCATCAGGTGGAGCCTCCACGATTGTCCTTGATGACATTCTGAATATGTACGAGCGACTGACGCCTGGAGCAATCAGCCCGGTATGGCTGTATAACAAAACCTGCTACAAGCAGCTCTTCCAGCTTCAAGTCGGTCTTGGCGCTGCGGGCGCTCTCGTCAGTGGGCAGACCATTCAATCGACCGGGATGCAATCCATGCTGGGGATTCCGTTGCTGGAATGCCCGTGGTGTTCCGTGCTCGGTACGGTCGGAGACATCGTTCTGGTTGACCTCGGACAGTACGAGTTCATCCAGAAAGGCGGGCCGCAGGTAGCTTATTCGATCCACCTGAAATTTGACTATGACGAAACCGCCATGCGGATCGTCTATCGTTGCGACGGACAGCTTTCCGCCGTATCCACTACAACCCTTGAGGATGGCAGCACAACCGTTGCTCCCGTCATCACTTTGGCCACACGGTCTTAGGAAAGGAGATAAAATGAACATCAATCCTCAGACCCCTTATATCGTTCAGCTAGTTCCCTCTGGCGTTGGTGGTGCCGCGAAAAACGGGATCAACGTTAGTTTGAAGAATGCCCACCGCGCAGAAATCTGGTGTTTCAATGAAAAGGGCGCATCCGCGGTGCAATGCACCTGGACGCTAGCGCAGTCTTCCGGAAATGCGGGATCGGCTGCCGGTACCGGAGAAAAGGCGCTGACCAATAATGTGCCTATTCGATATAGTGATGGATTCCAGGCGGATACTACGCTTACGGCGGCTACGGCTGCAAAGTCTTATGAGCAAGCCGTCACACAGAACGTAACCCAGGTTGTTGTATTTGATATCGATCCGCAATCGTGCATGGATATCAATAATGCGACAACCCCGTTCGATTGCATCACCGTCAATGCGAGCGATCCCGATGCCGCAAATAGCGTCCACGCTATTGCCGTGATCTGGCCTCGTTATGACCCGCTTCCAAATCCATTGGCCGATTAACTAAAACTGGGCGCATGAGTCGATGATTCGGCCATGCGCCCTTTCACTCTCTTAAGCATGATTGCGCGGAGAGAAAGGAATTAACAAAATGGGAAGATACAAAGCTCTGAATCTTTTGGCCGACCAGGTAACCGTTGTATTGGACCGGACCACCGGGGAAATATTCGACGTTATCGGGGCAAAGCAAAAGCTCGTTGACGATTTTCTGGGCGGGGCCGTAAACGCAGATCTATGGACCGAAGTTGAGGTCGGCGATTCCACCAAGGCCGTTGCTGCTAGCATCCTTACCTATCACCTGCATGTAACGGGTGAGGCAGAGGACGTTGGAATATACGGCAAGGATGACAAGGCGTTCAATTTAGACAAGGGGATCATATTCTCTTGCCGGTTTGCCATGCACGTTACGCCTACAGTGGGGGCTGAGCTTATCATGGGGATCATCAATGATTCCTACGGCGCCGACAGTATGCGGGTTTCCGAGGCTGATGAGATTGCAATCCATGCTCTGTTTGTTATGGATGGCAGTAACGTGGTCGTGCTGCACACCGACGATAGCGCGACGGACAACGACGGCGTAGCCACTGGGATCACGTTGGTTAATGACGCCTATCATATATTCACCATCATCGCCGAAACCGCAGCGAGCGTGAAATTTTACATTGACGGCGTGCGCGTAGCGCCCACCACGACTTTCAACATGAGCACTGGAGCGAATGTCATGTTCCAACCGGTGATCATGGCGGTTAAGAATGGTGCAGATGCCGGGCTCTGTGATTTCTATGTTGATCACATCAAGATGTATCAGTTAACGAGGTAAGCATGAAGAGCATCCGTTTAACTGTGGATGTTCCATTTCTTCGGCGATATCTCACGGCGGGTATGGTCATCGGCCTACCCGCCGATCTCGCCGATGATTTGGTGCGCCGGGAACTTGCAGAATATGTGGAACCCGAGCGGGCGATAATAGAGCCACAGGAAACAAGGATAAGGCGTGGCCGATACACTCGTTAGCTGCGTGATGCCTACTTGGAATCGACGGACATTTATTCCAGCAGCTATTGATTGTTTTATGAAGCAAACCTACGAGAACCGGGAACTGGTGATCTTGGATGACGGCGAAGAGCAGATCGAAGACCTTTTTCCGAATGATCCGCGAATCCATTACGTGTTCGAGAACATCAAGCGGACTACCGGAGCAAAGCGAAACAGGATTTGTCAACTGGCCAAAGGTCCAATTATATGCCACTGGGATGATGACGATTGGAGTGCAGCAGATCGGATCCAATATCAGGTTGGATTGCTCGAAAAAACCAGCAAGCCGGTAACTGGATTCAGCGATCTTTTGTTTTGGGATTGCAATGAGAAAAAGGCCAAAAGATTCCGGTCTGGCGTTAAGAGATATGTATGTGGGACAACGCTCTGTTATACGAAAGAATTCTGGCAGCAGCACCAATTCGCGGACAGGCAGCAATCCAGTGACAATGACTTTGTGTATCCAATACTCAACTATATCGCGGCATCCAAAGAATCCCGTCATATGGTTGCGCGGATTCATAAAAAGCATACAAGTCCAAAAAGCGGGATCCGCGAATTGATTCCAATTGAAAGCATCCCGGCTGCATTTTGGGATAACGAAAAACTGAGGTTGCCATGACATACGGATTGGTCGTTGTCACTCCTCCAGCAGTCGAGCCGGTAAGTTTATCAGAAGCGAAAATGCATTTGCGAATTGATGACTTATCGCCCGACACTACGCCGGACAATACGCTGATATCCGCGTTGATTACATCAAGCCGCCGCTGGTGCGAAGCCTTTCAAAATCGATCCTATATTACCCGAACAATGGCCTTATATCTTGATTGCTTTCCCGATGATGACTACATAGAAATCCCGAAGCCTCCGTTGCAATATGTTACTCAAATCCGATATCTCGATTCTGCCGGCGTTGAACAGACGATCAGCTTCGCCAATCCTAGCGGTGGCTATCAGTTAGAGACGGATGATTATCTTGTCGATATTACACGTGAACCCGGCCGCCTCTATTTGAAATATGGCAAGAGTTGGCCGACAACATACGGCCAAGCCCAGGATGTGGTTATAACATTCGTTTCTGGATATGGCCTTGCAGACTCCGTGCCCGAGGAGGTCAAGGCGGCCATACGTCTAAAGCTATCGGATCTATATGAGAATCGTGGAGATTCAGAGCGAACCCACGTTACAAATACAAAAGAGGACGCCGTTAAAGCCCTTCTGTGGCCCGAGAGGATAGTGCCAGTCTGATGAGCACCAAATGGCCAGCCAGGGATCCCGGGCAAACGCCCGACATAACGGGCAGACCCGATGAGCCGTGGTGGACGCGCCAGGCGATCGTATGGATGGACGAGCATTTGACAAAAGATATGAGTGTTTTGGAATGGGGCGCTGGCGCATCAACGCCATGGCTTGCGGCAAGGTGCGGCAGGCTGAGAACCATTGAGCATAACCTAGAATATGCGGCACTTGCAGCCGCCGCACTGAGGGAAGATGGGCGCGATCCCGCGCGGTTCAATGTGACCGTTCTGCCTCTCGGGCCCGCTTATTATGCGTACAGGGATGAGCAATATGATGCTGCGATTATTGACGGCAGGATGCGCGTCCATTGCTGCAGAAACGCTATCAGAATGCTGAAACCGGGCGGCATTCTACTGTTGGATAATGCAGAGCGCTCACAATATGCGGAGGCCAGGGCGATGCTTGCTGGTTGGCCTGTAGTTGAAACAGACAACGGAATGTGGCGCACAAATATCTGGATAAAACCAAATGCCTAGCAGCCAACCGTGGCGGATTCATTACGTCGCTGAATTTATATATCGGCTCAAGCCACTAAGCGTACTGGATATCGGTGTCGGTTTCGGCAAATGGGGCGTAATTGCGCGGGAATATACGGACGTAAATAAAGGCCGATGCGCGAAGAATCAATGGCGAGTGCGGATTGACGGGATAGAGATATTCCCGGCATATGAGAATGTGATCTGGGGCGTCTACAATCAGGTGCATATAGGCAATGTGATAAACATTCTGCCGACGCTTGGGAAATACGACCTCATTATGGCTATTGAGATATTAGAGCACATGAAACGCGACGATGGATTGCGAATGGTTGCTATGATGAAGGCCAAGTCCAAGCATTACATCATAAGCTATTCCAATTCGGTTTCGCCTGCCGTGTACGGCAATAAATACGAAGAACACATTTCGAAATGGACAGCAGCGGACTTCAAAGACCACAAACTGATGTGTGAGCGCGGATTATCGCAGGTATATATCGGAAAAGGGAACCTGACCTAACCATGAATGATCTGGCAATAATCATTCCAAGCAAAACGGCCTCAAATCTGAAGCCATGCATAAAGGCCGTCAGAGCATGCGGCGAGACGTGCCGAATTATCGTAGTGGATGATGGCGTTGACTGGAAGGCTGTTGATTCAACCAGCATCGATATTATTGAAGGTGTGAAGCCGTTTGTTTTCGCCCGCAATTGTAATTTGGGAATAAAGGCGGCCGGTAATGCTGATGTAGTGCTGCTCAATGACGATGCACTCCTGACAAGTAAGCTCGGATTCACGCTGCTACAAAAAGAGGCTGAGAAATATCAGCAATACGGATGCATCGGAGCCGTCACGAATGTGACCGGGCAAATTCATCAGAAGCCGCGCGGGCTTGGCCTGCGACCTGTTCATCATATCGCTTTCGTCTGCGTGCTCATCCCGCGAAGAACGATAGATGCAATCGGACCGCTTGACGAACGGTATTGCATCGACTACGGCGTTGAGGACCGTGACTACTGCGAAATGATTACGCGAGCTGGCCTGAAGGTGGGAGTGCATGACGGTTGCTATGTGGATCATTCAAAACTGACAAGTTCTTTTCGCGGCGCTCCGATGGCACCGGGACGGTCAGCGCAGAACAGAGCCTTATTCCTGGCGAAATTCAACCTGACGAACTATTTCAAATTCAAATGAAATTGAACCTTGGTGCGTGCGATAGGAAGTTCCCAGACTATCTATCAGTAGATATGTGTCCGCCGGCGGATGTGGTTACGGACCTCTCGCAGAAATGGCCATGGGCCGATTCGACCGTTGAGGCGGTCAAGGCGTTCGATATCATCGAGCACATTGAGGACAAAATTCATTTCATGAATGAGCTGCATCGGGTGTTGACTCCAGGCGGAAGGGCCGAGATAGAGGTCCCGAGTGCATCCAAAGGTGCAGGAGCTTTTCAGGATCCGAATCACAAATCCTACTGGACTATGAACAGCTTCCAATATTTCCAGGCCGGATCGAATGCCGTGAAACGCTTTGCTAAGTCCTACGGCATCAGTGCGCGATTCAAAATAGTTGGTTTGTCAGAACGTCAGTACCAGGACGTGAAAGAGCCGGTTTGGAAAATCATGGCGGTGCTTGAGGCTGTTAAGTGATCGACATTATTTATCTCGCATTCAACCGCCTGGAATTCACGAAGGCGTCGATGGCTACGATGCTGGTCAATACGGAATGGGCGAACGTCCGCAAACTGGTTATCTATGATGACGGCTCTATCGATGGCACACGGGAATATCTCAAATCCGTTAGATGCCCGGTGCCGACTGAATTTGTGTTTTGGAAATACGGCGGGCCGGTTGCCATAATGAATCACTATCTGCGCTCTAAGCCAACGGAAATATTCGCCAAGATCGATAACGACACTATGCTCCCGCCTTCTTGGTTGAGCGAATGCCTGAAGATCATGGAGACGCATCCTAAAATTGACCTCCTGGGCATAGAGTCATTCTTTCCGGTTGCTGCGGGCCGAGCAACGCGCGGTTATGTTGTGGCACGCCACATTGGTGGTATCGGCTTGATGCGCACGAAATGTTTTAAATCTCTTCCAAGGGCAAATGGCAGATTCGGATTTACGATGTGGCAGCATCAGAATAAACAGATTCTTAAAGCATGGATCAATCCATCGCTCCCGGTGTTTTTGTTGGACAAGCTCAGCGGCGAACCATGGGCAAGCCTGTCCAATTCCTATGTCGGCAAAGGCTGGCAGCGCAAATGCGCCCGATACGACGATACCAAAAGTGCCATGTGGCAATGGTGGAAGCCATGACGGAAATCGTCGCCGCATTGCGTGTGAAGAATGAGGGACGCTGGATTGCCGAAGTGTTGGAGGCCATCCAATGGACGAAAGCAATTTACCTCATGGACGATCACAGCGAAGATCGAACTGCAGCAATCGCGGCGAGCTGCGGGGCCGTCGTATTGCCTTCGCCATTCGATACTATGGACGAATCCCGCGACAAGGAATGGCTGATAACCAGAGTTGCGCAGAATCATCCACTTGGGACATGGGTGTTGCTGCAGGATGGGGACGAAGTATTGGAGCCAGGCGGCGAGCAGGGAATAAGGGATTCAATAGCGCATCGCGGGGCCGCTCGGGCATTCAGCCTGCGGATAAAATTTCTATGGAACTCGCGCAATCAATACCGCGTTGATGGAGTGTACGCAGGCTTTAACCGTCCATCACTATTCATGCTTATCGGCCAATATTCGTTTCGGCGTTCAGGCATCAAGGGCAATCTGCATCCATCGTGCATACCTGCGGCAAATCGTCCCGGTTATCGCAAATGCCCGGTGTCGCTATTGCATCTGGGATACATGAGCAAAGAGGACCGGATCAGGAAGTGGAAATATTATAACGAGCTTGATCCGAAAAACATGGATGAAGGCTACGACCCGAAACATCCGGAACGCGGAAGTTATCCGCACATTTGCCAAGGGGATATTCCACAGGTGCCGGCTAATGCAATCCTGCGGCACAGTGGGCCGCTGCAACTGAGGGCGCTATGACCGTAACTATGCCCATCGGCCGCATGGACCGCCGCATTACGATACAGGAGCTTACGCAGGGCGTCGGTGCGGAGTATGGCGAGCCGACCGAGACCTGGGCGGACTTCGCCACGGTCTGGGCAAATGTCTATAACGGCGGCGGGCACGAATTCGAACAGGCGCGGCAGATCACGGCGGAGATAGACACGCAGTTCCAGATCCGGTACATGCCGGGAATCACGAACACGATGCGGATCAGTTATGAGGGGCGCCTTTACGACATCCACCGTATTGATGAAGTAGGCCGTAGGCGGCGGTTGAATCTTTGGTGCAAGGCAAGACAAGAATAGGAGAAATAAAATGGCTCGTGGAGATATAACCATATTTCAGGAAGCAATGGCAAAAATGCTTGACGGCGATTGGGCCAGCAGCGATCACTTCTACTGCGCTATTTGCGACAATACCGCAGCACCGGCCGCGGACACAGCGACTCCAACACTGAGCGATTTCACAGAGGTTGGCACGGGCGGCACTTATGTCGCGGGCGGAACGGATCTCGGGACGCTCGCCGATCTCGTGGCGCAGGCGGCCGGGACGATGACATTCGACTCGGCAACGAATCCGACCTGGGCGCAAAATGCCAGTAATGACAATGATGCCTACTGGGCCATCGTCTATAACCACACCGATGCCGGCAAGGACGCCCTTTTATTTGTCGATCTCGGCGGGCCGGTAGACATGAGCGCGGGCGATCTGACAATCACTTGGAACGCATCAGGATTGTTCACGATCGCCTAAATCGCCAGAAGAGGATTAACGTGGCCGAAGTTCTCTTACTAAAACGCAAGCACTTTGCCGAAACCATGCAGCCTGCAAAATGGTCTGACCTGAAATGGATGGGCAGGCCACGGCAGGGCGATGTGGTAGAAGTGCGCGAGAATGGATACTTCCGCGTTGAGGCGCTAGGAGAAGGCATTCACGGGTGGGACAGGAATGCCTTTGCGCTTGTCCGCGCGCCTAAGGTGACGTATGAGGCGGCAAAGTATCTGATGGACAGCTACAGTGACGCTCATGAAACGGAGTTTGGCGGATTGGCGGCGGCAACCGTGCAATACAAGCGGAGATACCGTGTTCCCGACATAAGCCGATTGCCGTGGACGAAAAACATCGTGACGATAAACGGAGTGCAGTTCGAGGAATGGTACCGGGATTATAACAAATGGACTAACGTAACGGCGGCGATGATTGACAAGGTGCTAGGCTAATGGCTGAAATTGTTTATTACGTTGATACCGATGTAGTGGGTGGGGCCGGGGATGGCTCGTCTTGGTCCAATGCCTATGCATCCCTCAACGCCGCCGAGACTGCGCGTGATGGTGATATAGCCACTGCTGGCAATACAGTTACGTTCCTGTGTAGAGGCGCGACGAATGCAGACACGGCGGCAGTAAATATCAATGGCTGGACAACAGACGCTGACAGCTATGTAAAGATTGAAGCTGACCCAGAGGACAGACATGCAGGCGTATGGAGCACATCCAAATACAGGATATCGATTGCTGATGCGTTAGCGTTTCAAATAGGAGAGGATTACGTTACCGTTGACGGCCTGCAAATAGAAACCTCATCGGCAAACCAGGCAGGGCAAGTGCCGATCATCGTAAACGCGCAAGCCGCAACAAACAACGCTGTAATTATTTCAAACTGCATCGTAAAGGGACACAACAGCGGAACATACACGCAGAGCGGAATTTTATTCGGTGACGCCGACACAATATCTTATGTATTCAACTGTATAATCTACAACATCAACACCCTGTCTGGAAGTCGTGGCATCACTGGTCAGGGGGCTACTCAGAGCATATACAACTGCACCGTAATCGGAGGCGAGTACGGAATTAGATCAAGCGCCGCGACCTGCAACATGAAGAACTGTTATTTGGGTGGCTCTGGAGTAGAGGCTTATCTAAGAAACGTTGGAACGCTTAACAAGAACTACTGTGCAAGCTCAGATGGGAGCGCGGACGATACTGGGGCAAACGAGACAACGGATGCCAATTACATCATCAATGTTGCACTCGACAATGACACATTCGTGGATTCGACTGGCAATTTCCATCTCGCCGCCGATGGGTTGTCTCCATTGCAGGGTGAAGGAGCTGCTCCTGGCGGAGCTGCTCCGCTCGACTACACTACCGACATTGACGGCGAGACGATCACAACGTGGAGCATCGGGGCGGATAGTATTGTCGCGGGGGGTGTCGATGTTTCGGTTGGCTCCGCCTCTTTAACCAAAACAACCTACGATGCATCTATTAAGGCGAATGTCAGTTTTACTGCCGATTCATCGGCCCTCACTCTTAATACGTATGTTGCCGTAATTAACGCTGCCCACAACGTTCGGGCATTGCAAGCAAGCCTAACGGCGACACCATATGCCTGTACGCCCAATGCGGCGATCAATGTATCTGCGGCATCGAAATCACTCAGCATCGGCGTCAATGCAGCAACCGTAAATGCTGGAATTGATATATCCGCGGCGTCTGGCGTACTTAACCTCACTTCCAATACAGCAGGAATAAATGCGGCGATAAACATAGCCGCTTTAGCCGCTTCATTATCCGTTACGACCTATGCTGCTTCGCTTAATGCCGGGACGGATGTAGCAGCATCGTGTGCGTCGCTCACCATTACTCCAAATGCCTGCCTGGTTAACGCGGCGAAAAATATTCTGGCCGCAACTAAGACATTTTCATTAACGGAATATTCAGCCGGAATAAACGCGGAAACGAATATAGGTGCATCATCAACCGGCTTGAGCATTCTTCCGAATGCCGCAGATGTCAATTTAAATGTCGGCATATCTGCAGCATATCCCAGCCTGAACTTACAAAGCTATGGCGCCTCAATAAAAGCCGACATTAATATTCAAACATTACTCAAGGAACTTATAGTCTCGATTTATGAGCCAAGCGTCCAAGTCGGTTCCATTAGTCTTCTGCCGGAATCCCCAATATCATTTGCGACGAAAGAATCGGATCAATGCCTGGCGGAACGAGCCAAATATTACGGCGCGGAACTCAGCAGTCTTCGGCGTGTAATCGGGAGGATATGAAATGAGGATGCTATTTGATGAATACGTCGAAGGCTGGACGGCTCCGATTGAATACACGCTGAAACATCAGGATCCTGCGACGGGAGCCACTGAGACATTCGACGCAAGTGGGATGACTCCATCGCTTGTGCTTAGAGACAAGAATGGGATTGCTATAGCATTCACGGGAACCGTTGAATGGGCGGATGATTCGGTAAGCAAGATCAGATTTAATCCGGCCGCAACGGATCTCGTTGCAACCAAGAGTCCGTACACTCTGCATTGGAAGGTTACGGACGGGGCAGGCAAGATCGCTTATTACCCGCAGGGTCCGGCAATAAAAGTGAAGGTACACGCCTAATGGCTGAAATATCGATCAAGGCGGCTGTGTATGGATTTCTGAAAGACCAGGCCATTACGCCATATCTGTACCATCGGGAACTGCCGCAGAATCCCAGTTACCCGGCGACGGTATACGACATCATCAGCCAGCCTCCGATTGAATTGACGCACGACGTGGGCACGGTTGGATTCCGGCAAGCCAGAGTGCAGATCGATGTCTACGCCTTGACCGTCGCGGAAGCCGAAGATGCGATAGAGCGATATTTTTTATTGCTGAGCAGTTTTTCGGGATCGTTGGGCGTTGCCGGATTCTTCGACGTTGATATCTGGGACGAAGGCGCGAATCCGGATATGGATTTCGAGGAAGAGCCGACGCTGCGGCAGATCGAGGGACGCAGCAGGGACTTCATGATTCACTGGTAGTACGCAGTAGTAATTAGTTTTCAACAGAAAGCCTCGGGAAACTGAGGCTTTTCCATTTCAGGGCTTGGAGAAATCCAGGCCCTTTTTATTTGGGGGATACCATGACTGCAGGAATCAAGGCATTCAGCACCAAACTGTATATCGGCGACGGGTTAAGCCCGGAAGGTTTCACCAAGATCGACGAGGTTTTCTCTCTCGGTCCGGTTGGCGGCACTAAGCAGCTTGTCGATTTCACCAATCACGACTCCGTGGATTTCTACGAGTACCAGATTTTCGACCTGAAAGACGGCCAGGAAATTCAGGTCGAGGCCAATCATCTGCATGGCAATGCCAGTCACGCACTCGTCCGTGCGGCTGATACGGGCAGCACCGTTGACAACTGGATGGTCATTGGCCGTGACACGCATGGATGGCTGTTCCCGGGCATCATCATGCGATTGGAAACGGACTATAGCGACCTCAAGGGCCGCGTTGTGTTCCGTTTCACCATCAAGATCGCGGGTGCCGTTTCCGCCGTGACCTATCCGTAAGCGCGAGGATTCAATGATTGAAATCGACAAAAAGAAATATGAACTGGTTGAATTATCCGGACGCAAGTATCAGGCGCTTATGGATCGTTTCGACAAAGATTTCGGAGACGATTGGCGAGCCAAGGGTGGGATCAAAATAGCCATTGCATTATTGGCGGCCTGTCTCAAGGCTGATGATGGAGTAATGGCTACCGAAGATCAGGTGCTTGATTTGCCTATCCGGAAAATTAATCAGCTATCCGCTGAAGCCATGGCCCTCAACGGCATGTCGGCGAATTCCGGCGCTGAGCTGGAAAAAAACTAGCCGATCCAGGGAGGCGCGGGCTCTTTGAACTCGCGCACTCCCTGGGTATCCCCCACCCGGATATCATGCTTGAGCAGATGACGGCCAGGCAGTATCGGGAACTCCTTATGTTCATCCATGCAAAAGCTGAGAGCAAGGAACGCATGGAAGCTGAAGCGCAGGAGGCCCGAATCATGCATCACATGGCGCGGATTCACGCGAAACAGCAGGCGGAACATGGCTAGAAAGCCTGAACATACTTATGCATCGGATCTATCCTTTGAGATAGGTATCCGGGGCCTTGACGAGATAGAACGGCGTCTCAAGCTATTACCAGAAAAGCTACGGCGCAAATCTATCCGTAAGGCACTGAAAGACGGCTCTGAAATTGTTCGTGCGGAAGCCGAGAGAAGCGTTTCAAAGATAGTAAGGAAGCGTCCCATAAAGGATGACTTTCTGCTATTTCTTCGTGGGCCGGATATCAGGGGCAAGCATGGCAGGCTAAGAGATAATGTAGTCAGTACTGTCAAGGTCGGAGCAGGAGACGCATCGGCGCGAGTGGGCCTTGATTACAAAAAAGTCCATCATGGGCATCTCGTTGAATTCGGCACCAAGCCTCATTGGATCAAGATAAAACTGCGGGGCAGAACTATCCGATTGCATCATCCCGGATCTGCTGCGCAGCCATTCATGCGCCCAGCGTTTGACAACAAGGGCAATGAATCCGTGGATACCATGATCACTCAATTAGCCCAAGCCGTGGAAAAGGAATTCTAATATGGCCGCTAAAGCAGGGCAGGTAATAATTGATTTCTTGCTCAATACGGCAAAGTTTGAATCCGACATCAAGCAGGTGTCGAAAACATTCAAACAGATCGGGAGGGATTTAAGTACAACAGGAAGAGAGCTAACCAAAAACATCACGCTGCCATTGGTCGCAATAGGAGCCGTTGCGACAAAAGCTGCTAGTGATTTTGAATCGTCATTTGCCGGAGTCCGCAAAACAGTAAATGCAACCGAGAAGGAATTTGCATTACTGTCGGATGGATTCCGAAAAATGGCCAAGGAAATCCCGGTGAACGTCAACGAGTTGAACCGGATCGGTGAGGCGGCGGGACAACTCGGCATTGAGACGAAAAATATCCTTGGCTTTACCCGCGTTATGGCCGATCTCGGAGTGACGACTAACCTCAGTTCCGATCAGGCCGCCACTGCATTAGCACGTCTCGCCAATATCACCCAAATGCCGCAAGACCAGTTTGACCGGCTCGGTTCCACCATCGTTGCGCTTGGTAACAATTTCGCTACCACTGAATCAGAAATTGTTGAAATGGGCCTTCGCTTGGCTGGCGCTGGTAAACAGATCGGCTTGTCAGAGCATCAGATATTATCGTTTGCTGCTTCCCTGTCGTCTGTAGGTATTGAGGCCGAGGCGGGCGGCTCTGCACTATCAAAAGTTTTTATCAACATCGCCAGTGAGGTTGAAACATCGGGCAAGAAACTCGGAATGTTTGCTTCGGTTGCGGGAATGTCGGCAAAGCAATTCCAGCAGGCATTCCGCGAAGACGCTGCCGGAGCTATCAATGCGTTCATCGCCGGGCTGGGACGCGTCGAGGATTCCGGCGGTAGCACAATTCAGACATTGGCGGATCTTGGCATTGAAGAAGTGCGAATGCGGGATGCCATGCTGAGGGTGTCTGGGGCGGGCGAACTCGTTGCGAAATCGCTAAAGATCGGCGCGGATGCATGGAGGGAAAATACCGCACTGAGCAAAGAAGCGACTGAGCGATATAAGACTTTCCAAAGTCAATTGATCCTCTTTAAGAATGAATTGCAGGATGTCGCAATCACGCTCGGCAAGGCACTGCTCCCAATATTGCGCGATGGGCTGAAAGCATTGAAGCCATTTGTGGAATGGATCGCAGACCTAGCAAAAGCATTTGCCGAACTGCCCGGTCCAATACAAAAGACGGTTATCGTTCTCGCTGGCATTGCTGCGGCAGCCGGTCCGGTCCTAATGATTATGGGCTCACTTGCTACCTCCATAGGCAGGCTCATCCCAATATTTGTTAGCACTGCAAGCCACATCGCAAAATTCATACATGGCATGGGCGGCCTGTCTACGGCTTTGGTAACCGGAGCTGGACAGATAACAATGTTTGGGCAGGTTGCGGTTGGGCTGGGCGCATTCTGGCTGGGCTGGGAACTCGGCAAACTGCTCAGTAAACTAGAATGGGTTAATACTGCCGGGAATGCGATGGCCGATTGGATTTTAAAAATTCCCGGACTCATGCCAGATGCGACAAACGCTACGAATAATCTAGGCGCATCCACTCAATTACTCGCCGATAAGATGAAATCATTCGGCGTCAATGTGGATCGGATGGCCAATGAATCCATCCCGGCATGGGCGGATCGCGTTCAGAAAGCAGCAGCGGAATACAAAAAACTCCATCCTGAATTAGCCACGACCGAAAAGAAAACCGAGAGCTTGACCAAGGCAACGAAATCTGGGACAGCCGCATTTGTCGAAGGCGCCGGAGCTACCAATAAAGCCGCAGAAGCATTAAAGAACCTCAAAGAAGAAACCGTAAAAGCTCTTTCGCCAATGGACGAACTGGCGCAAAAGGTTGAGACGCTTATCTCCGAAGGATTCGATCAGCACCAGGTTATCAAGCTTTTCTCCGATCAGATCATCAATGCCTCGAAGAAGCAGTTGGAGCTTACCGGCAAACTGACCGACGGCGAGCGGGCGCTGTGGGCTGAAGCCGAGGCCATGCAGATTACCAAGGCGCGCGCGGAGGCAATGGGCGAGAGCTTCTCGCTGGCCAGCGATACAGCTTGGGATCTGACCCATGTGCTATCGGATCTGGCAGTAAAAGAGGAAAAAGTCAATAAAGAGATCCGGCTGTCAACCGATCTCTGGGGCGATCTGCATGACACAATAAAGAAAGGCGAGCCCGGGCTTGACGGTCTTGCTAATGTTGATTTGCCGGACATTGAAGCCAATATGAAATGGGTGAAAGAGGCAACCGGTCAGGCTGGGGATGAAGCAAAAGAAACAGAAAAGGAAATGACTCAGATGGGTCAGACGGTTAGCACAACGCTTACCAATATGACTCAATCATTGGCCGATAAGGTCGTTAAATGGAAAGGATTCTTTGGAGACTTCGCCCGCGGTGCAATGTCCTCTTTCATGGAAGGCCTTTTCAATCCGATAATCTCTAAGCTAACCGAGCTGGGAAATATCTTCTCAAATTGGGTCAACGGCGTCCTTAATAAACTGGGGAGTTCGCTCTTAAATTGGGTGACGGGAACTCTCGGGAAGTTATTTGGATTCGGTGGAGGCGGGGGAGGATTTAGTCTTAGCAATATTTTCGGTGGCGGCGGCAACATTCTTAGCTTTTTAGGAATTGGCGGCGGTGCGGCTTCTGGTGTTGGAGCGGCAGGCGCTACAAATGCTTTTACTGGGTTTATGGGTCCCATGCTGGGTGCTGGAGGGGCTGCAGGAGGAACTGCGGCGGGAGCCGGAGCTGGTGGAGCAGCAGCAGGTGGAGGTGGCGGATTCATGGGCAGCATGGGCGCGTTCTTCACGAACCCGTGGACGATAGGAATAGGCGCCGCTGCTGGCCTCGGCTATCTCGGCTACAAATTCGCCAGGGGCCCGAACTCCTGGCAGGCCGGATCTGAAGAGGCCATGCGCGATTTCAAGGTCGAACTTTCCGATGACACCTTCCAGCAACTTGTTGAATCCTGGGGCAAACAGGAAGATCAAATATGGGACATCCGCAAGGATCTTCTATCCGCCCCGCAGACGCTGGTAAATGTCCTGGCCCCACTTGCCCAGCAGCAGGGCAAGATGGACGCATTCCTTACTTCCCTGGAGAGCGTTTCAACCGCGTGGGGGAATTTCGATTTCCGCACGGGCTTCGAGCAGGGAATGAACACCGGCGATTGGTCCGCGCTAAATGACATGTACGTGAAGGCTTTCAGTGTATCGGAGAGCCTACAGAAAGCGATGCCGGATTGGCAGAGCAAGCTCCTGATGGTGGAGACCGCAACGCAGGAATCCATCGACGCCATGGGCATGAGTGCTACCGTGATGGATGAAAACACGATAGCCATTACTGGCAATACGGACGCGATCCAAAAGCTGATCGAGCAATTGACCGCCGCGAATTATCCTGGTCTGACAATCGGTGGCGATCAGGCTTCAGTGCCAGCCCTCGCTTCCGGAATCAATTACGTGCCGCAGGATATGCTTGCCTATCTGCACAGAGGTGAGGCTGTTGTCCCGGCCAGCGAGAACGGCCCGCGCAATATCACAATCCGCGGCGGGGATATGAGCCTGCATTTCTCAATCAGCGGCGGGAATCAAGATGACCTCGTCCAAACCATCAAGAATAAAATCATTCCCATTCTCAGCCACGAAATGGAAGGCGGCAATAGCGCCTTGAGGGAATCCATCCGTAGGGCCTACGACCGAACCGCGAGGGCTTACTAATGCCTGGAGCTTATCTAACCAATTTAATCACGTCTGCAAGCGTTATAACGGTAAGCACGGAGGATTCAGCGTACCCTGCGGAGAATCTTTACGACAAACAGGCTGCTAGGGTATTTCGCGGCACCAGCCTGACGGCGCTTACCGTCCTGATCGACTTCGGCGCGGCAATCTCTGCTGATACCATTGTGCTCATCAATCACAACCTGACGGCTGCAGCTACGTTGAGCCTGAAGGCGGGCGCTGCAAGTCCTCCCGCCGCGGTTGTGGCCACTCCGCTATACCGGCTACATGATTTGTGGAAGAGCTTCGCATCCGTTTCCGCCCGCTACTGGCAACTGGAAATAGCGGATACGAATACCGAAGTTCTGGAAATAGGCCAGCTTCTTATCGGCGCACGGGTCGCAATGCCTCGTGCAAGGCGTATCGCGCAGGGCTACCGGCCAGCCACGAAGCGCAGCAATATCAGCGGCGAGACCTACGCGGGCGTGTTGTGGAATTATCATCTATTTGAGCGCAAGGAATTCAACCCGTCGTTCCGCGTTGGATCCGCCGCCGAGCTTGCCGTCCTGCAAGGCGTGGACGCTGCAACCTACGGCAACCTGTATCCCTTCGTGTGGATGCCGGACACGTCTGCTGCTGATTGCTACTACGTCCGCAAGCAAATGGACTTCGAGCCGGAGGAAATATCCCGCATCACCGGAGCGGAGTTAGTTCACGATTACCAAATGACGCTGATCGAAGAATCGCGCGGCCTTGATATCCAAGCATAGGAGTTAAACAATGGCAATCATATTCATGGATGGGTTCGAGAAGAATACGTTAGCCATGCTGTATGCATATACCAACGTAGATATAAGCTCCACTTCAGGGCTTAACTTATCTGGTAACTATTGTATGATGGTGTGGTCATACGGGAATTATCAGTATGCCACACTAAAAATGCCCAGTACCCTAACTGAATTATACGGAACCATGCGAATCCGCACTACAGATCATATGAATATTGTATTTAAGGATTCTGCCGGCGCTGACTGCATGCATGTGGGGCGGAATCCGACTAGCGGAAATCTCGTACTCAAACGAGGTGGAACTAGCGGGACACTGCTGGCTACCGGTTGTACGATTGCAGTTAACACCACATATCATCTGAAGTTTTACTACAAACCACTGAACAGTGGCGGGGTCTTTCAGGTTTGGATAGACAATGATCTGACAATCGACTATTCAGGGGACACAACAAATGGCCTGGAAAATGTTGACGCAATAGTGTTTTCTGTCAATAGTCTTAGTTTCTATATCGATGATATAGTACTTTCCACTACAGATATCACCAAAAACCTCCGCATCGCAGGCAAGGCCGTAACAGGTGCGGGCACAACCACTCAATGGGATCCATCTGCCGGAGCAAACTATGAATGCGTGGATGAAGTTCCTCCCGTCCATACGGACTACAACTCCACCAACGTCTCCAATGAGATCGACACCTTCGAGCTTGCGAATTGCACAGAAGAAATCGACAACATCGCAGCCGTGCAGGTTGAATTGAGCGCGGCATATGAGGGATCTCCTACGCCGACTAATGTTGCAGCCGTGTTGCGCTGTGCTGGGACGGACTATCCGCATGGCACTCCGCAAAGCCCTCCGTCGTCATTCGGGGCGGCGCTTGCATTCATTTGGGAATTGAACCCCGCCGACTCTGCCGCATTCGAGGAAGCTGATATTAACGCTATGGAAGTAGGATACAAGGCAACTGCATAATGGCCGATCTGCAAAAAGTCAGTCAGGTCTTCACTCAGTTTGCTTATGAGCAAGATCCTAAACAAAAAGTCTCGCAGGTCTACACCCAAATTGCCTATGAGAATCCTCCAAAGCTGCGGGTCTCACAGGTGTTTGTGCAGTATGCTTATGAAGGCACGGATCGCATATCACCCCTGAGCGACGTTTGCGCCGTCCCGTCCGATTCGATATCCGCCAGCCTGCAGGCAATGCTTGTCGCATCAATTTCCGATTCAGTGCGGCGGATAATCGACGAGATATATCCTCCGCCAGTTGAGGCCACGCATTTTACCGGCAACATCAGCGATGCAATCGGAATTATCGAGGATGCACTTTCCTCCGGAATCGTCCATTCGTATCATGGCGATCTAAGCGACACGCTGGAAGTTATTCGCGACGCTATTACGACGGGTATGATAAACCTGGAGACGCCCGTCCGATGGGTCGCTCCGATTGCAATCACGCCGCGCGGCAGTACGCTCGATCCGCTATATTTGGCAGCGCATCCGGTCAGGCATCCCAGTTTGTATTTCGAGCCGCGCGTGAAATCCTACGGAACATTCACGCGGGCAATCTCTGCGCCTGCGGCATTCGTCAAAACCGGCGATGTTAATATCAGTCTGGTGGATTCCGACAATTCAATCCGTCAGCGTATAGCGGCTAAAACAATTCGCAAGGCTCTGGCCGATGTACGGCTGGGTCCGGAGGGCGGAAGCTATTCCGCATTTCTGCGTCCATGTAAGCGCGAAGTCGGCACCATTACGCAGCCCGTAGATGGCGAGTTGAATATGCCGTTGCGGGACTTTGTCTATGATTTCTTCGAGGAACAAATCCCGCCCGAGATCGACACGGACCGCTATCCTAATTTGCCTGAATCGCCAGCCAGGGAATTCGCACCTATCGTAATTGGAGAGGTCACGGCGCAATATGGAGCTATCCCATTATTCATGGTTGACACAGTCAATCACGGCTACATGGTCGCGCGGCATATTTGCCAATCCGTTGACGCCGTATATCGCAAGCGGGCGGGAGAGGATGAATTTAGTCTGGTAGGCGCGGGCGAGTATGCGGTATCCAACCTTGAGGACTACGCCAACAATAGATTCTATTGTCAAGTGATCTTCTCGGCGGATCAGGCTGACGCGGAAATTCGCGCAAACGTCCATGGATACTACTACAGCACAACCGGGTTGCTGAAGTGCACCAACTTTTCCGATTTCATTTTGGAAATATTCCAGACCGTGCTTGGCGTCGACGGTGGTGACAAGGTTAATTTTGGCAGCTTCGACACGGTAAGAACGCAGACTGCGGCGGATGGGCTTGCTTGCGCCGGCGCACTGATGCAGAAGATGACATTCGGAGAATGCTTGAGTCAATTACAGCGGTCCTCGAATATCGACATTTTCACCGACAAGAACGACAGGATCACCGTCAAATACACAACGGATGATGAAGAGCCTACGGTCCATCTTGATGATCTGCTGCGACTCTACAAGGGCACCATCAGCCAGAGCCTTGCCGATCCTGCGTACAATCAGATCCCGTACAAATACAACTGGATTCCCGCGACCGACAAATGGACCGAAGCTACGTTTGATAACGAGGGTGACCAGGAACGGCTTGGCGAGATAGTTCCAGAGGAACCGCTGCAGCTCTATTGGGTGCGCGATGCTGCAACCGCTCTCGCAGTCGTGACGCGGCGGGCTCAATATCTCGATCTGGATTCATTCCGATTCGAGGCAGAAATCCCACTCATCCCGACAGTGGAATCAATCGAGCTTGCGGACATTGCAACGATTGAGCATTTCGGGGGCATCAAGGCGGGTGGATATACTGCGGAGCAATTCAAGATCCTCGAATTGTCGATGGATATCGATAAGCTGAAATATCGAATCAAGGGTATTCGCAGGAGGCTTCCGCCCCCATCAGAAATCAAGACTGAATTTGATAGCACTCCGGACGGTGATGGCGGCGGGGATGGGACCGATTCCAGTCCGTTGCCTAACGGCATTTCCGGCGTGTTAGCAATCAACTGCCGACCTGGGCCACATTACAATAACGTCGAGGGCGAGCTATTTGCGATCTGGAAGAATAATTATTTTTCGCAGCAATTGAAGGCGTGGGCTACCGATGATTTCGGGGCATCCTGGGCGGTTGTCGATAAGGCCAATCAGCCTGCCGTCCCAACGGAAATCATGTCATATGACTGCTGTTCCTCCGATGGACTCATACACGTTGCGACGCAAGAGGCCAATGGCCGCGTGGCCTATCATATTTTCGATATGGCATCGCGCACATGGACAACGGTCAACGAAGAGGTCCTTGCAATCGCGAATATAAATAATTGCTGCGTCTCAATCGATGTGCGATATCCAGGCGGCGAACCGCTGATTTATTTCCAGGGCAACCGCGAGTTGGTCGATGGGGTTTTATTTCAGCGCGGGTACTACTCTATTAAATCCGGCGGCTCGTGGACGGCGCCCGTTATGGTAACACCCAATCCGAATACCTATTTGGAAGCAGGAAGTTGGTATCCATCCGCTTCGCCATCACGCGATTGCAAAATTCAACGAGTGATTGCCGGACGCGAAAACCGGATGCACTTCTTCTATCAGCTCGGCACCCTGATGTCTGCGCCCAAGAACGAGTATTACACAACGCTGAATTCAAGCATGGTCGTGGGCCCATATCGTTTCCTGTCTGGCGGCAACTGGGTATACTATCCGGCGTTACACAACATGGGCGGCGGATTTGCTGTCTACGATAATCACACCAAGATAGCAATTATGCGCAGTGGTGGATACTACGCCGCGCGGCATGATGTGCTGTCCGAAGGCACGTCGCTGGCGTTGCTCAATACCTACAATATGGAACCGGCTCTCAGTGTGGCATCAATAACAGAAAACCCATCTGGATTCATCTGTGAGCATGATGGCGTTCTGCATTCGGTGTCGAGCAATTACGGCTATTTTACAAGGTATTCAAAGTCTGACGACGACGGCGATAACTGGAATGCCGCCCTGCTTGCCGGAGAGCAATACTATTATCCGTATGTGTATAAGACCATCAACTGTAATGGCAACGTCATAAAGGTGCGCGGGCAGCTCTATCTATCATATTTCAGCGAACGATATTACTGGGTGAAGGTCGCGGATTTGCCTTACGGCTCATAAAATAGAGCCATAGAAAAACGGAATCAAAATAAGCCTCGGGAAACCGGGGCTTTTTTATTGGAGCAAGCAAAATGAAAACGGACAAAGCCAGGGTGATAGGACGAATCAGCACGATAAGGGCCAGGGCAATCGGCGGACCGGGCTGGCAATATGACAAGAAATCCGGGCTCTATGTCCGGAAGGGATCCAGCAAAAACATGGTGGTGTTGGCCGGCCTGTCCATGATGGCCAAGAGCATCCAATACGGGCATGCCGATTCCGGAGAAACCATCCGCTACATGGAAGTGGGCACCGCGCACGCCACTCCGTCAAAAACCGATACGGCACTCGGCACAGCTGTGGAGCGCGTCGAAATAGATTCCTGGGATAACACCAACATCGCCGCAGATCCCGTAGTGATGATTGCGATCAGGCTTTGGGATACCACTGAGGGCAACGGCAATCTCATGGAGTGCGGGCTATTTCAAGAGGCTGCGGGCGCACCGATGTTCTGCCGTGGATTATTCGGTCAGGGCGCAATTACGGCCGCAACCAATGATGATCCGGTATTGGTTACAAGTGAGGGGCACGGTCTCGCAGACGGGGATCTGATCGTAATTGAGAACGTCGAGGGCATGACGGAACTCAATGACAATACCTATTATGTGGATGTTGCCGACGCCGACAGCTTTGAGCTTTATGCCGACGCCGATCTGGCCACTCCTGTCGATGGGTCCGGCTTCGGTGTATTTTCACTGGCCTCGCCTAACGCTGCAGTCTGGACAAAGATCATCCCTAAAACTGTAGCAGAAACACTGACCATAAATTACTCGCTGACATTCCCGGCTGATTGATGCGGCCCAAGAGGGGACTATGAAATGGCGGATTTATTCGACATGCTCAAATGGCTTTGGAATAACGCCACACCCAAACTCACATTGGTGCTCGTGATGGCTCTCGGGATATTGCAATGGTTGCAAATCAAAAAGCAACAAGCGACGGCAAAAACCCTTGCACATCACCTCGATCCAGAAAACAAATATCCGCATCCGGAATGCGAATGGAGCGAACAATCCTACGAGCAACTCTGCAAACAACTTGAAAAGCTCCATGAGGAAAACCGCGAGGATCATAAGGAAATTCGTGAGCTGATATTGGGCTCAAGAAAAATTAAACCGGAATGAAATACTTTGATATAGAGGAATTTTCAAGTCCCGACGCCCCCGGCAGCGGGGAGAGAATGGACAGGCATTTCCTGCAATTGCTGGATGCCATACGGGAAGAGGCCGGAATAGCATTCCATATCAACTCCGGCTATAGAACACGCGCTCATAATCTGGAAGTGGGCGGCGGTCCAAACAGCGCCCACACACGCGGCATGGCGGTTGACATCCGTGCCACGACCGGCAGGCAAAAGGCGCTGATCGTTCTGGCAGCCGCCAAGAATGGCATAAAGCGCATCGGCATCGGCAAGACGTTTGTGCATATCGACAACGATGGCACGCTGCCATCACCGGCTCTCTGGCTATATTGACGGGGTATTAAGGTAAAGGTGCGCCAGAGATCGGCCGCCTGAGCCATCCTGTGAGGGTTTTTAGGGAGGAAGCATGTTTCAGGATATATGGCACGCAATAATCCGGGGCGGGCTACACATTGTCTGTGCGCCTTTCGTCAATCAACTGGTTTTCCTTTTGATACGCTATTGGGGACGCCATAACCGCAAGGTGCCGCTTTTCATTTCAGGTCGTCGCAGCCACCTCGTTTATACCTCGGCAGTCCATACCCTGTTGCTGATGACGCTTCGAGAACCGATCGACGCTGCTTTCGGCTGGCAGGTTTGGTGGAAGGGTCCGACTGATCAACTGAGTTGGGTGATCGGCGTCGGCCTGTGGGTGTGGTTTATGTTCCGCTTTGCCCCGAAGGAAGAGCCAGAATGGAGACTGTAAACACGCACTGGCAGTGGTTCTGGTATTTAGCAGGTGCCATTGTCACCTTGGTCTGGAAGTGGCAGCGATATTGCTACGAACAGAAAGCGCCGTCCGGAACTAGCGGAAAAACCTATTGGCAGGCCAGCCGGGAATGGTTTGAGCTTGAGACGGTAGGCAGCCAAATTAGTTGGGGCGCAACCATTGGCGGTGTTTGGCTACTCGGAACCATATTGATAACCAAGCAAGGCGCAGACTGGCTTGGAGGCGGCGTATTCATGAATGTGCCCGTAATGGCCCCAATGTCGTTCTTCGTTGGCAGTCTGGCCGAGATGATAATCCCGGCCATCACAAAATGGATAGTTCGCAAATTCGGGGGCGATGCCCAATGATCCGCTATTCCCGTTTTTTCCGCGGCCGTCCGCCGAGGCGCCCATTCAGACGGGCAGCTTGACGTTTTGCTTCAGAGGTTGACTTGCCGCCTTTGATTGATAGGTGACGAGCAATTATTGTGTCGCGGATTATGCGATTACAAAATGGACATCTCATAATGCCTCATCTCCCTTGTCTAAGATCATTCGGCACTCATTGCACTTGCATTTCTCAACCCAAGCGAACGCCTTGGCGCATTGCGTTGGATTGTCTTCGTGTATTATATGCAACGATTCTCCTCCCACGTTCCATCCGGCCTTCAGATATACCCAGTATCCATCGCCAAAAGATCGTTCGTCCGATATACCTGCGATCCTTGAGCGGTGTCTTTCTAATATCTTCGGTAACATCATGCTAAATTCTCCTTTCATTATAAACATTATAACACAAGCGCTTGGGATTGTCAATAAAAAAATGAGGGCGAAATGATCGCTCTGACAACCTTGTGGGCAATCCCATGGGTAAAAAAGGCGGTGTTCTATGTGGGCATTTCCATGGCGATTCTCTATGCGGGTAAGCTCTGGCTCAATAAGCATGACGCTAAAGTCCGTCAAGAAGAACGAACCCGTATGGAAGTTCAACTGGAAAAGAAAAAGCAAGCAGAGTGGGAAGCCAAGACGAAAACCTTGGAAGAACAGGCCGCGCTATTGGACATAAAGGCCGCTGAAATCGCCAAAGATAGGCAATCCATAACGAGGACATTAGATGAGCGCCTACGGAATATTTCGACTCATACGCAGGCCGATTCTGTTAGCGTGGCTGCTGTGCCTGATGACGGTCTTGATGCCGCCCTGCGTACAATCTCAGACGAGCTCGCCGCTCAGCCCTGAAGAGAAGCGAGTGATCCTGATGCAGCTCCACGAGCTGAAGGCTTGCCGGGAAACAGTCAAGGTTTACGAGGACTATGCGGCCCGGGACCGCGAACAGGACGCGCGTGAGCGCCAGAATTATGAGCGCAGCCTGGAACTGGAACAGGAAGCCACTCGACTAGCCACTGAGAAAATGCAGTTTTATAAGGACGCCTATCTGACCCTTACCAAGAAGCCCGGATGGTGGTGCAGTTGGGGACGATGGGTGTTCGCACTGGGGATACCTAAATGCCATTAGAAAAGAGGAAAATTATGCTTGAAGCATTGAAAAGACTATTTGGAATGAAGACCACTCCTGCTCCGACGCCTGTACCGAAGGTTGAGACTCCTCCGGCAGCCAAGGCGGAAGTTATACGCACGCCGTTTGGCGACTGGGTAAAGAAGCCTGCGGGTACGTCCGACCCGGTAGCGCCCGCTCCTGAGCCTGAACCTGCAAAGCCTGTGGAGCAGCCGAAGGTGGAGGCTCCCAAAAACCCGGTTTATGGCAAAACCGTCGGGAATTACTACGAGGGCAACGCCCGTTATGAGCCCGTCGAGCCGATGGACGAGGCAAAATATCAGGAATACCTCTCGCGGATCGTCAACAAGCGCAACCCCAAAACGACCCGCTTCTGGACGATGTGGGAAATTGCCCCGGAACTGGGCGTCACCCTGCAGCAGGCGCTCGACATGATAGCCCGGGCGCAGACCGAGCATTGCAATGCGTATCTGCCCGGCACTGTGGCGCACAAATAATGTCTCTTCCGGAGGCGGTTCAAGCCATACTCGAACGGCACCGCCCAATCATCGCAAAGTCCCGCCATATTCTGTTCCCGGAAGGATCTCACCCGGAGGGCCTATACCTGATCCTGCAGGGCATGGTCGGGCTGAGCAGGGCAACAGCCGATGGAGAGGAAGCGTTGCTCGACATAGTGCCGGAAGGAGATATCTTTGGGGAAGAAATCATTCTGGACTGCGCTGTACCCTATGCCGCCTATGCGGTCAAAGAATCGCTTATCCACGTGATTCCCCGCAGGGACATTCCCGGCCTGTTAGAGGATCCGGGAAGCTGCAAATGGCTCATCAGGATGCTTCTCCGCAACCGGGCTGGGCTGCTGGATCACATAGACTGCATATCGCAGATCAGGATGCGCGACAAACTGCTATATGCGCTTGGCTGGATGGGCCGCAAATATGGGACTGAGACGGTTCGGGGAACCATGCTCACGATTCCCGTCACCGACCTGGCGCGGATTACGGCCAGCCGCCGGGAGTGCATCAACAGATTGGTCAGTGAAATGTCCCGAGAGGGGAAATACCTGCGTAAACGTAAATATGATTGCGGAATGCTTATCCTGGGCCAAAAACAATGAGACAATTGATAACGATCTGTTACGCATTGCTACTCGCTGGTACGCTGCAGGCCGGCGAAGTAGTGCTGCAATGGGACCCCAGCCCCACGCCGGAAGTAACCGGCTACAGGCTCTATTACGGGCCCACATCCGCGGAGGGATTGACCCCAGAGCAATACATCAGCCTGCCGGCAGTGAAATCCGTGGATGCTGGGAATGTCCTCATATTCAAACTAACGAGTTTGGCGGATGGGCATTACTATTTCGCTGTCACCGCCTACGCGCCCGGCATCGATGATCCTTCAGTGTTGATGGAATCCGATTTCTCGAACGTGGTCTCGACCACCATCGCGCCGCCGGCATTTCAGATAACGAGCCTGTCCGCCTCGATGCGATGGTTCGGTGTCGTGCTGCTCTGTACCACGAGCGTCAATTCCAGCGCCATCCTGCGTTACAGGGACCTGGAGACAGGCGAGCGCCAGACCGTTATCGCAACCCCGGACGCGAGCAAGACCCAGCACAGGGCAGTCCTCTACCTCAATATGGGAACGCAAAAATACTACCGCTACGAATGGACCGTCACGGACGCGGACGGCAATGCCATCACGGATGGGGCCACATTTCAGATCCGATGAGACTCATCATTGAGGCAACAGGCGCGAAGCTCCGGGAAGTCCTGGAGCTGCTATTCGGCTGGTCTTCTAAGGCGGCGAAAATATCCTTTTGCCGCGCAACCATTAACAAACAAACCATTAAGGGAGATATTATGGCTTTGATTCTAAGCAACACACAGGAAGTTGATCTAGCGATCCAGCCTTTGGACAAACGCGGACGGCCAGCCCAGGTGGACGGCGTTCCGGAATGGGCCGCCAGCGATCCCACCAAAGCGACATTGGTTGTAGCCGAGGACGGGCTGTCGGCGGTCCTGAAGGCCCTGGACAACGGCACAATTCAGGTGGGAGTGGTCGCGGACGCGGATCTGGGCGAAGGCGTCCAGACCATCACCGGGTTGCTCGATGTGGAGATTGTCGGCGGCCAGGCGGCCACGCTTGGAATTATCGCCGGGACACCCAGGGAGCAGCAGATATAATTTCCTATCTCGCACCTAACACCCCCTAATCCCGCATTTTAAAACCCGCCACAAAAGGTAACTCTTTTTTATCATTATTTTCTTGACTACTAGCAAACACACGCCGATAATAGGAACAAATGAGATTCCAAAATATTGATGATTTTATGAAATTTCACAAGCTCCGGCAAAAAGAATTGGGCCGGATGTTGGGCGTCAGCGAGTCGGGTATTAGCCTTTTGCTTGCCGGGAAACGCAGGCCGAGCTTCAAGCTTTCTATGCGGATTAAGGCATTGACCGGGATACCGCTCGAACAGAGCCTGTCAGGGAATCTCGCCAGAAATAAATAGGAGGCCCACATGCCTATCATTTGGGATTTTGCGGATCAGCGCATCAAAAATCACTTCACGCAACGGCAGCACTAGAGCGTCTGGCGCGGCGTCTATCGCGGCGAATCAGCCGACAAATTAACAAGTGGGCCAAGCGGGAATTAAGGAGCCAGTCATGCTCGCATTCGTTCTCGGTCTCTTCATCGGCGCGGTAATCGGCGGTCTTGCGATTGCATTGTGTGCGGCAAGCCATAACTAAAGATTATGCCGCCCGCATTCCCAGACAGGCTGGCGCTACCGAGTAGTGACCATGTTGGGGGCGGCGTATCCGGCCTGCGGTTTTCCATGCTTCCTTTCCCGCGGGCGGACGGGGCGGCTCTCGAAATAGGGCCGTCCCAGAGCAATCATAGCGAGTTTCAGGGCACGTTGCCCTGATTGCAGTACCGGCCCACGGGACCGGGGTATCCCGTGTTACTTAACATGCCCGGGGCGCATCCTCCGGGCAACTTAAATAAAACATAGAAGCAATGCCAGGGGCCGGGATGCGACGGCCCTATTAAAAGGAGAGAACATGCCCAGGCCATTTTGCGTGACATGCAAAACAGAATTCCATCCCGAGAAAAACGGGGTCGTGCTCGAAATTTACGGCGCCCTTTGGCACGCGGATTTATGGAAGTGTCCGGTATGCCAGACGGAGATTATCGCGGGATACGGGTTCAAACCGATGGCCTTCGATTGCTCTGAGGACTATCTACGAGTCCGTGAGCAGGCCGAGCCTGACGGGCTCTACGCGGCGGCGGTCGAGCCAGTGGGGGCAACGGCCTAATGAGCGTCCTAAAGTCCATCCGCCAACATTGCATAGATTGTATGGGACGCGCCTCAGATGTACGGGGATGCCAAGGTGACAAGCTGTTTACCGGACCATGCCCTTTTTACCCTTATCGGATGGCTAGAGGACGACCAAAACTCAGGACAATACGGCAATTCTGCCTTTGGTGCATGGGCGGTTCTCAGGTCTTGGTACGGACATGCCATAGTCAAGGGTGTCCATTCTACGTCTACCGCATGGGCAGGAATCCTAAAAAACAAGGCGCTGGTGGGAGAATTTGGGCCTTCAAGGCACGAAAAGGGGCAAAGCCTACTCTAGATATGCCTCCCGAGGTTTTGGGGCAAAAAACACGGCCCACAAAGGAGAATAATGGCACATCCAATCTATCGCAATAAAGAAGGGAAGCGGTTGCCGAGTGTAACCACGGTGATCGGAAAATTCAAGGAAGCCGGGGGGCTGATCCACTGGGCCTGGGATCTCGGTATTCAGGGAATTGACTACCGCAAGGTAAGGGACGCGGCGGCAGACGCCGGCACGCTGGCGCACTCCATGGTTGAGGCAGATATCCGGGGATTGCCTCAACCAAAGCAGGACGGAAACGAGCCGGAGACTTGGACCAAGGCTCTCAGTTGTTTTGAAGCCTATCGGGAGTGGCGCAACCAGACGCAGCTTGTTCCGGAACATACCGAAGTCAGTCTTGTTTCGGAGCAGTACCAGTTCGGCGGCACTCTCGACACAATTCTGGTGCAAAACAAGCGCAGCCTAGGGGACTGGAAGAGTAGCAATTCAATATACCCGGAATACCTAATCCAATTGTCGGCTTATAAAGCCCTGTGGGAAGAAAACCATCCCGACCAGCCCATAGAAGGCGGTTTCCACCTTCTGCGCTTCTCGAAAAGCGAAGGGGATTTCACTCATCATTATTGGCCACAACTTGACGATGCATGGGCGGCCTTCATACACATGCGGGAATTATACGATTTAATGGATAAACTCAAAGGGAGGGTGTAATGGCAACGCAACTTGAAGAACAGGGAATTTCGGTAAGGGAACCAGAACAACTAACGGCGAAGGAAGTGCGGGCGCAAGTCAATCTTGTGCAGGATGTGATGAAGGCCGTCATGCAGAACGGTACGCACTACGGCAAGATACCGGGATGTGGCGACAAGCCGACATTGCTCAAGCCAGGCGCGGAAAAACTGGCTTCAACCTTCAGACTGGCAATCAGCCCAGAGGTGGAGGATATGAGCAGTAAAGACGCCATCCGGTATCGCATCCGGGCGATGATAAGTCATCAGGTGAGCGGGGCATTCCTGGGTGCCGGTGTAGGTGAATGCTCAACCAACGAAGAGAAATACTGCTGGCGCAATGCGGTATGTCAGGAAGAATACAACGATACTCCCGAGGATCGCCGGCGCATCAAGTATAAATCCTCTTACGGCAAGGTACAGAAGGTCAACCAAGTCCGCACCAATCCCGCCGACCTTGCCAATACCGTCCTCAAGATGGCAAAGAAAAGAGCTTTGGTCGATGGTATCCTGACCGTATGTGGGGCGTCGGATATATTCACGCAAGACGTTGAGGACATGCCGGATGAATTGCTTCATCAGGACAAGCCAGTACAGGCCGAGCCAAAACCGACGCCACACCAAGAACAGCAAGCCCCACCGGAAGAACAGTTCGACGCTCCCATACCGGAAACCGAGGCGCAACCGACCGGCCGCGTAATCACCGACAAGCAGCGCAAAAGATTGTATGCAATCAGCCGTGGCAGAGGGATGACCGACACCCAGATCAAAGATGAACTCGTCCGCATGGGATACAAAACCTCGGCGGATATTACCATGGACGCCTACGAGGACATTTGCAGCCATTTTGAGCAATGGACTCCTTAGCGAATTATCGGGGCAGCAGGCGGCCGCCAGGGAATGACGGCCGATTCCGGATGGGCCGGACTGCCCCGGTTCGAGAATGCCCGCTCTCCTCTGTGAAGAGGATGGGCATGGGAGCTGCAATGGAGCGGGGGCGCTGGGCAGCGGGCGGGCAGAAATGAGGAAATATGAAGGCAAAGATTAGCGCTATTGATAATGATTGCTTCGATGAAGCCATGGATTATGTATGGGTACATCCAGGAAGGGCGCCATTAGAGGACCGATTAATGACGTGCCGCAAGCACATGTCCCGCCTCCTGCGCGGCACAGGCAAGCGCCTGCCCCGACACGGGACGGATGAGGTGGTAGAGATTGAATTGACGGCGAAATGAGAATGCCGTGGCAGCGTGGAAGGACAACGGCTCCCGAGGTTGGCCTGGAGTGCTAGCGCGAACTCGGATGTACACCAACCTATCCGAGAGACAACCGCAAAGCCGGATATCAAGCTCCGGCCCCATGGCAGAAAAAGGAGGTGATGCCCATGCCTGACGGAATGCACGAAGCATTCAGCATAATAAATCCCTGTCAGATTACTTTAGTGTAAACGCGGGGGACGCATCCGCAGAAACACGCACGGCAGAGAAAGGGGAATAATGAGTTCATATCTAAAAGATGCATTCGCAAGGCATTGGAGTTTGTCTCCGTCTGAGGCTGAAAATGCGTTGAAAGAGATTGATAGGTTAGAGGCTGAGCTTGCCAAGTGTAAGCTGAAGTGGCAGAAAGTGAAAGGTACGTTATTTGTTGAAGGATGGTATTTCACAAAGATGAACGGTTGTGATTTGGTAGATGACGTTGTGTATTTCCATGCAGATGAGGAACCCGATTATTTCGACGCTGATTATATGGCAGGCCCGATTCCTGAGCCGGAGGGAGAGTAATGGAGAAGGAAAACTATCGAGCGTGCGATATATGCAACCTTGAGCGCCAGCTTAAAGAGGCACAGAAGATAATTAATACTTTGGATAAGCAGCTTTCGGAGGTGAAGGCTGAGAACGATCAGGTGGCAAAGCGATGCCGATGGTACTCCGACAGGAATCAGGAACACATTGCAACCATAGCCTCTCTGCGGGATGGGCTGCGGCTCATCCTGCCTATGGCAAAGAGCTACGCCGAACGACATCCATGGGGAAACAATTTATCCTTTATCGCTGAGGTCGAGGCGCTGCTTAAGGAGGGCGAATGAAACCGAATCACATTTGGGTCATTGAGGCAAACCATCGCGTAACCGGAGAATACGGGCGTCAATGTTGGAACTATTGGACTAAGAATGACGCACGGAGGGCGCGTAAACATCTAGAGACAAAGCATCGGGAATATTTATACCGCGTCCGCAAATACGTAGCGGTGGAGGGGAAATAAATGAAAGACTCAGGACCGGCATTTCCGATATTTTCGGATAGCGCACCTCATGGAGGCAACGCTGTATGGGGCGGTATGAGTTTACGCGATTACTTCGCTGCCAAGGCGATGCAGGGGATGCTTGCAGCTTATCCTCACGAGCAAAACCCAAGAGATGTTTCCTGTGATGCATATCGACATGCAGACGCTATGCTGAAGGCGCGGGAGGAAAATAAATGATGAGAGTAAAATATTTGCAATATCAAGATGAGTACGCTGGGCTTGGTTGGCACTGGAGGATAGTATCCAAGAAGGATTCAAGTATATTCGCCGATAGTGCGAACTCATACAAATCAAAACAAGAAGCCAAAAGGTCATGGCGGATATTAAAACAAGAAATAATAAAGCGGGAGAGCGGGAAATGAACGACTGGCAAGCACAAGCCGAGGAACGGCTGAGGGCTATACTCAAGGAATTGCAGGCCGAGAATAAAATACTCAAGACCCAGATAAAACAGTTGAAGAAACAGATCAGGCCGGACCCGCGATTCACGCAGGTGCGAGAATACCAGGCGAGAGAGGTGTAGTGGTCAAATGCGAATAATCCTACGCGGCCACATCCCGGGCAAAAAGAACCTGCTACACCGCTCACGTAATTGCGGTCTATTCCGCGATAAGAGATAATATGATCTTGATTATACCAGCGGTTCCTGATTCTCTTAACAAGCTCCTTCGCAAACATTGGGCTGTGCGGCGCAAATATAACCAGATGTGGAATGTGTATATACGCTGTACTATACCATTTGCGCCTGATAGAAATAGACGCAAGCGCAAAGTACATATCCACCAAACCCGCGTCAGACTTCTCGATGCGGATAATTTAGTGGGAAGCTGCAAGCCCGTAATCGATGCCCTCCGCAAATGGAATATACTCTATGACGATAAGCCGCAATATATGGACCTTAAAGTAACGCAGAGCGTGGGCCATCCGGTGTGTACTACTATCGAGGTGAAATAATGAAACGCAAACTGACCGAAGATGAAATCAAGGCGCGACGGGATGCCGCCGACGGATACTGGGAGACGATACAGACTTTGGAGCAGGAATCGGAGGCTCTGGATAGAAACAAGAAAGTGCTGCGCGCCCAGATCAAAGAGGCAACCAGGAATTTCGCGACCCTGATGCACGAAATTATCGAGGGCGAGGTTGAGGTGGATCCGCAGGGGAGGTTGCTGTGAGCGACAAGCCCGACCACGTTCCGCCATTTCGCGGTGCCGCGCCGATCTTCCATTGCGAATGGTGCGACCGGGATATTTATGCGACGCCGGCAGAGCACTACCGGCTTGTGGCGCGGGGCGGGTGCGCGGCGTATCAGCGGCATTATGTGAAGGCAATTATGTGGGGAATTAGGAGAGATGAAAGTGAACGCTCAATTGTCAACGAGATGGCCGAATATGTCCGAAGAACGTCTACTACCGAACAATCAGGAAGCGGAGCGGGTAATACTGGGAGCCATCCTGGTGCATCCGCCGGCGCTGTTTGAGGCGGCGGGAATCCTGAAAAGCACGGACTTTTATCGTGAGGCGCATCGTATTATCTTCGAGGCGTGTCTGGCTCTACAAAAGGCCCAGTCTCCGATAGATCTGATTACCCTGTTCAACCAGCTTAAAACAACCGGGCAAATGGAACGCTGCGGCGGACCGGCCTACATTGCCGGCCTGACCGAGGGCGTAGCTACGGCGGCGTCGGTCAGGCACTACGCCAAACTGGTGCGCGAGGCGTCCGTCTTGCGCCAGCTTATACAGATCGGGAATGAAGTTATGGAACGCGGGTATGCCGCCGAGGAAAAACCGAAGGACCTCATCGGATACCTGCAAGCGGAAATTATCAAACTCGGGCAGGCCCGGGACGGCAAGGGCTTCCGGCATGCCAAGGAATACGTCGATAGCGCCTACAAGCAGATCGTTGACATATTCGAGTGCGGTAACAAGACATATGGGCTGTCGACGGGCTTCAAGAGCCTGGACTATTTCACGCGGGGGCTCAAGCCGGGAGAATTGATAATTCTTGCAGGGCGGCCAGGTCATGGCAAGACGAGCCTTGCGCAGAACATAGCGGATCACCTCGTACTCCACCAAAAGAAGCGCGTAGGCGTATTCAGCATGGAGATGAGCGGGCAGGAGCTGGTGACGCGCTCGATATACGCTGAGGCGAACGTTGATCCGTACGAGCTGGGACGCGGCCCGAACGACTGGAAGCAGATTCAGTCAGCCTGCGCGTCTCTGAGCGAAGGTGGTCTATTCATCGACGAGTCGGCCGGCCTGAATATAACCGAGTTATCCTCCCGAGCCCAGTCTGCACTTTTGGAACACAAGATCGACCTACTCATCGTAGACTATCTCCAGCTTATGGCTGGCACAAGCAAGCGCAGCGACAACCGCGTTGCCGAGATAAGCGAGATCAGCCGCGGCTTGAAGATCCTTGCGAAAAACCTGCAGATACCCGTTCTAGCTCTCAGCCAGTTAAATAGGGAGATCGAGAAAACTACGCGTGAGCCTCATCTATCCGATCTGCGGGAATCCGGTAGCATTGAGCAGGATGCTGACGTGGTGCTATTTATCTGGCGCGAGGAATTACGCTGCCGTAGGCCCGACAATGAAGGCGAAGCGGTTCTGATTGTGGCGAAGAACCGCAACGGTAAAACCGGGAAACCAGATCCTAATACCTGGCAGTTCAACAAGCGGATATGCAGGTTCGTGGAATAAATGGAATTAGGGCACATTCACCTTGCTCGAAAAATATGGAACAACCCTGTACTTCGAGAACCCGGAAGACCATTCAGCCGGCGAGAGGCATGGCTGTGGATTATATCCATACAGGCGCGGGGAACCGATGATGCGAAAACGGGACTTAAGCGCGGAGAATTCCAGGCATCGATCCGCTATATGGCAAAGGCATGGCTGTGGAGCAAAAGTGCCGTGGAACGCTTCATGGATGATCTGCAAAGTGGCCCAGATCCAATGATTATGCGCTTGGGACAGCAAATGGGACAGTTTGTGGGACACTTTAAGGTATGCAAATATGAGACTTATAATAAAATATGGGACAATTCTTGGGACACAAATTGGGACAAAGTAAATAAAGAAGAAAGAAAGAAGAAACAAACGTCGCAGGCGGCTGGCGCCGCTGCCGTGGATCCTCCTCCCTCTGTCGAGTCGCTTCAACTGTCTGAAAAGCTTAAGGCCGCGATCGCTGTTAGAGATCCAAATGCCAAGGCTGGACGGCTACCTGATTTGACTCATTGGGCTCGCGATATCGAGAAGCTGATACGAATCGATGGTCGCAGGTCAGAGGACATCGAGAAGGTCATAGTGTGGTGCCAGAGCAACGGCTGTTTTTGGGGCCCCAATATTCTAAGCGGTCGGAAGCTGCGCGAAAAGTTTGACACGATGTGGGGTCAAATGAGGCGAAATACTCAAGTTGAACCCAACGAGCAACAGTACGAGAAAATCAACTGGAAGGAGCAGAGCTAATGGCCTACGGCAAGCGCATTTTACCGCCCTGGTTGCTTTGGACGTCGCTATTAATAGGGCTGCTATTGGGTGCCGTTTACCAGCATTTCAACTACGTGCGGCCGCTTACCCTCGAAGAACGGGCGATTCAATGGTGGCAAGGGAGGACATCGTGAGTATGAAAATCTACATTGCTTATCTGAGTGAACTGGATCGCATCCGCGGCGAGGTGGGTGAGCTATGAAAGTACGCGCCAGAAATATACACCAGTTAGCCGTAATGATTCAGGATTGGTTTGCGGCTCAGGGTGAATATTACGACGGTGGGTTAGAAGACTCAACCATCGACGGCAATTACGATCTGACGTCATTAGCCAGATATCTCGCGGATTATTCGCTATACGAAATATTCAAAGCCCTAGTTAAGCGTGAAAAACTTCCATATGCGGATCTGCCCAGTGAGGAGGCCGCAATTCCATGGGCGAAAGGATCCGAAGCCTGCAACGTCTGGTCCGGAGGCCATCCAATCAATCAGCGGTGCCAGCTAATCAAGGGCCACGAAGGACCACATCGCGGAGACAAAGGAGCGTTTACTGTATGACAGAGCTGCCGAATAAGCGATATTTCAGGCCGGATGAAGTGGCGAAGATTCTGGAACAGCCATTGAGGACGATCTATTACTGGCTGAAAACGGAAAAGATAAAGCACTTACATTTTGGGAAAAGAACTGTGATTGCAAGAGAAGAAGTGGAAAGAATTGTTTGTGATGGAGTGTAGGTTCAGCTGGGCGTGGTCGGGCTGGGCGCAGCCAGGCAGGGCGCGGCACGGCTGGGCAGGGCACGGTAGTGCGCGGCGTGGCAAATGGGGAACTCCCCTGTATAATATACTGTACTACTTGCACGCCGCTGTACTGGTTGCACTCCTTGCACTAAATCTTCAGCACTACACCGCATTATCCTTGACGCCAAGATATTGACCCTTCCAAACTATCCATGTCTCACAACACTCTCCTTTGATATGGGCTGGCAGTCCATAAGGCTACCGGCCCTGAAGGAGTATATAGGACGCTGACCTGGCAACAGCGCACGCATAGCGGGAAGGCATCGAGTCCTTCACTCAATTCATAAATATGCCCAAAAACGATAATCGACGATCTGTCGAGGTCGCAAATCCTCGTCCGGGCACACCAAGCCACATATCGAGGCAGCGCGCACTCGAACACTGTGCAGCCGGCCTAAGCTACTGGTTACGAGACGGACGTTTGAGATTCCGCGACCTCGGCTCACCCACACGCCACTGCAGCGATGTGTATGTAGATCCCAAAGGCTCGATATTCTGGAATGGTAGTGAGCGGCCGGACAAGATGCACAAGCCGGGCGAGGTGAGATCATGAGGGGAGGGGGGCTTCCAATCTCTACAGCTATTCGCCACGAGAC